TCTGTCTCCACTTAGTCACCACAGGGAGACGGATTGATTTATCAAGATTTAGTATATCCATACCACGACGGCGAGAGCGAAGCAACCTCGCCGGAAGTGGGGATATAATGCTTATATTGCATATAAAGCATATACGATTTTGAGCCGATCTCGGAAAGCCTTATTTCATCAGCGCTCGAGCCACTTTTTCGACCCGTTCAGCATAACCACTTTTACGGGGTAGCGTAACCACTTTTACGGGGTTAGTGTAATCAGTTTTACGGGGTAGCGTAACCACTTTTACGGGGTAGACTCGAGATCAATATCTTGTATTTTAATATCTGATCGTTACGCTGACGATTCTGTTCTTCTCCCCCTTGTGGGTATTCTCGACATATCCTTTGATGAATCCTTCCGCCTTCCAGAAGTCGAGAAGCTTTTTCACGCTGTCTCTGATCTTCTTTGTCTTGTTTCGATATGAAGCGTCGCTTCCGGCTGTGATGTCGAGCTGTTTGTATATTGTTTCATATAAGATCGTCGGAGCGAGATTTCCCTTCTTGATCGTGTCGACTCTTCGGCGAAGGTAGCCTTCAAGAATGATCGTCTCTTCGTTTTTGTTGAGTGGACTGTCGAGAAGCTTCATGTCGAAGCGCCCGATCTGGTTCTTCTGGTTTGCATAGTCATACAAGATCGGAGTCGCTAACACCTGAATCGCTTCCGTTGTAGTTCCATTGATCGAGACTGTGATTCTCTTTGCGTTGAGAAGGTTTGAATCATATCTCGCTCGAGAGATTCTCTTATCAACTGTGGCTTCCTGAGTGGCGTCAATAATAGCATGAGAGAACATCAGCTTCGTGATTGAATCTGAGATCGCTTCAGCTTGCTTCGGTGAACAATGAGCGCTCGATTTTCCTGTCATCGTCTGATAGATCATGTTGACCGTGATATATTGATTTCCGCCTTCAATGAGAAGCGTCACGATTGCGTCATGGACTTCTCGATCGAATGGAGTCAACTCTCTTCTTCCGCTGATCTGAACGCCTTCAAGCTCTGAATGATCGATTGATACCATTGTATAGATCGGCTTTCTGGACTTCGTTTTCTTGATCACTTCCACACCGACGAGATCGGTCGAATTGAGAACGCCTTCAAAAGCTTTGTTTGTGATCTTGTCGATCGGTGAGATGTAATCAGTCGGACGAGTTGAACGGACTGAGATTTCTGTCTCGCTTGCCTGAATAGTGATATAAGCTCCGAGAACGCCTTTTTCGTCCGATGTGTATCGACTATTGAGAACGGCTTCAAGAACGATTCTGTCGAGCGTTTCGATCGCTTCCTGATCGTATTTCAACGCTTCATAGTGCATTGAGAGACATTCTTTGATGTCGTTTGCGATCACGCCGGAATCGAGAAAAAACTTCTGTCCAAACACTCGAAGATCACGAGCTGAAAAGCTGTCACCCGGCTCGCCTTCTTTGAGCTTCTTTTGATAAGATTCATATCTATTTTTGATAAGATCGGAAGCCTGAGATCGAGCTGATTCAAGAATCTTTTCTCTGTCTCCGCCGAGCTTTGAAAACTCTCTCACTTCCACAGAATGAGCGAAGGCATTGAAAGCGTCTGATTTTGCCATAATGAGACGAACACGCTCTTCTCTCGCTTCGTTCCATTCCTTAGAGCCAAGAGCGAAAAATTCATCATACAGAGCGTTGATCTGAGCGTTTATGTCAGAGACAATCTTTTTCCACTCTTCGAGATCTTCCTCTCTTTTGCTTTTTGGCTTGTCTGGAATCCGAGATCGAAGTTCTTCTTCTCTTGCGTCGAAAAGAGACTCTTCTTTCGGACTTAACTTCTTGATCTTTGCTTCGACTTCGGCGATCTTCTGATCATATTCACGCTCGATCTGTTCGAGCTTCTTTTTGTCTTGCTGTGTAAAATATACGATCAATCATTTTCTCCTTTCATGTATTCATCGAGATCAGCTTCGGCGACATAGAGAACGCCTTTGATCTTCATTCCTTTGAGCTTCTCGTCTTTGATCAGCTTCCTGACTGTCTCAGGAGTAAACTCAAGAATCTGAGAAAGCTCTTGCACATTAAAAACTCGAGTATTCTCTGTAAACTCTGTCAACTGAATCACCGCCAATCATCAGGACGGTGAACGAGATTGTCCGTCTTTCCTTCGAGATATTCTTCAAGAATCTGATTGATCAAGTCCTTGAGCTTGAGTCTCTCTGTATATGCGTAGTCTTTGAGCTGTTCCAGAGTGTCAACCTTCACGATGAAAGTCGCTCTTGTGTATTCTTCCGTGAGACCTTCCTGAATAGAATTTCCACGAACGAGAGCTTCGTTGAGTGGGCGTCCCATCTTCGCTTTTTTCTTTGTGGTTTCCTGAGTGGTCACATCTTCCGCCGGAGTGGAGAAGAGCGCTGATTTTTCGAGATCAAATTTCTGTTTTGCCATGATTTACTTTTCCTCTCTTTCGATAAATTCCTTTGTCAATGATTCATACTGTTGAGCGCCTTTGCAAGTGTCGTCATACTTGAAGATGTCGACTCCGTTTGCCGGAGCTTCGGCGAGCCTTGTGTTCATGCTGATCGTTGTCTTGAAGAGCTGTCCCGGAAATGTCGATTCGATCTTCTGGGCGACTTGCTGATCGAGATTTCTTCTTCCATCGTAGAAGGTAGCGATCACGCCTGAGATCGTGAGATTTGAGTTGAGTCTCTTCTTGATCAGATTCACCGTGTCGAGAAGCTGAGACATACCGTTCAGAGCGTAGAAGTCAGCCTTGACAGGAATGATCAGCTCGTCAGAAGCCGTCAGAGCGATCAGAGTCAAGATTCCGAGAGAAGGCGGACAATCTATCAAGATATAGTCATAATCGCCTTTGAGAGCCGTCAGAGACTCTCTCAGAAGAAACTCTCGACCCATTACGGACGAAAGCTCGACTTCAGCTCCAGAGAGTCGAATGTCTGTCGGTATGATGTCAATTCTTCCGTGATGAATAGCTTCGTTGATGTCAGCGCCCTTCAATACTTCATAAGTGGTCAGATCGTCGTCTGTTAGGTTACCACAGGAAGAAGCGATTGAGAGACTTCCTTGAGCGTCAAGATCAATCAAGAGAACACGCTTTCCCTGATCAACGAGTGACGCTCCAATATTCACGCATGAAGTCGTTTTTGCGACTCCGCCTTTTTGATTTACAAATGAGATCACCTTCATTGAAAAATACTTCCTTTCGTGTTATAATATGGAGTGGCTCGAGTTGTCATAAATGCTATACAGTCCCGGTCAAAGTTCTGTTTGTGTTTGTGCTTCTGGAGCTTTTTCTTTTTCTGTTCTTCTCATACTGAACGCCCATATCGAAGGCGAGAACATAATCGTCGAAGCTTGCATTGATGAAGCTGTCCTTGTGCTTATTTGCGAGATAATTGAGTTGTGAGAAGTTCAGTCCGTGATTGTTGTATCGATCGAAGCGATCTCGAGCTGTTGCGAGTCTCTTCAAAAATCTCTTTCCCTGATCAGACTCTTCAAAACTTCTCGCTTCTTCTTCCATATCTTCGACAGCTTTTTGAATTACTCTGAAATGTTTTTCAGGCTTCTGAGCTTTCTCTTCTTCCTGTGGCTTCTCCCATACTTCACAAGCGATCTGAAGCTCTGGACGAGCCTTCTCGATCATCGCTGTGATCTTTTCCTGATCGTATTCCTGAAGCGTGATGAAGATCATTCCGCTCTCTTTACTGATTGCTGTGACATCGACTTTCTCTTTTCTTTCGTCGTCAATAAAAATACAAATATTCTCTTTTATCATGTTGATTCTCCTTTCCTTGTAGACTCGAGACACTCCCGTTTCTCTGTTGAGCTTATCAGCTCATAAAACAATATACACCGAGTAAACACGAAAGTCAAGAGCAAAAAGAAAAAGAGTTCACCCGGAAGCAAACTCTCTCTTCTGTGGTTACCTGTGGAGACTATTTCTGAATCGGGAAGCCGTCCTCGTCATACTCGATCTTGATCTCTTCGTCGGTCGCTTCGTATGGATAGAGCTTCTCGTTTGCAAGTCCTCTCGGTACTTCTCGCACATATACAAAAAGCTCTCGATTGTAATCGTCAGGAGAGTCAACTCGAGTCACCTGAAAGAGTTCATTCTTGTATTTGAGAAGATCATACACTTCGACATCTTTTCGATAATTGAATACGAAGAAGCGCTTTTCATCGACTGACATTGACTGAGCGATGAATTTCTGTTCCTGACTGAGCTGTCTTGTATAACACCACAGATCAGA